TGACCGATCTTCTTCTGAAAGGCTTCCTTCTCGTCTGGCTTCATGCCAGCATACTTAGTGAGAAGCTTCGCAGCGTGAGTACCAGACACGTGCTTTGCTGAACCATGTGTGAACTGGATCGTGGATCCACCCTGCATCGAGAGCTTTGCCTTCTGCAGCTGATTCATGATGTGCTGATTTGCTTCGGTCTTTGGCTTTTCAAGAACCTTATTCTTTTGAAGCTTTTCGATCTTCTTCATGTGCTCAGGATTGTTGTGCATCAGCTTTTCTTTTGTGATAGGATGCACAGTGTAATCCATCTGACCAGCCTTCTTAGGACGGCCACGAGCTTCGTCGAGTTCTACTTCTTCCGTAGCAGGAACACGAACGTACTTCTTATCAGTTGCTGTGTACTTACGAACAGCCATATCAGTGCCACGCATGCGTCTAACCGACTTGCTGTAGTCGCCTTTTTCTTGAGCTGCTTTATCTGATTTCTTATTAGCAGATACGTATCTTAGCATCAGATTCTTCGAAACCTCATCGACCTGTTCGGTTTCTTCTCCCATCTTTCTAGCAGCTCTATCCATACGAGCTTGTGCTAGGTTACGCTCTTTTCTTTGAACTGCGCGACCCATTGCTCCACGAGAATGTCCACGAATCGACCTGGTTGTCTGACGAGTGGCCTTCAGTTCGGCTTCTAGATCTGCATCGATCTCTTCTCCGAGCTCGACTTCTTCCTTCATCTTCTTCTTCGAGTGCATGTGCGACTCAGCCTGAAGAACTTCCATGTCTTCTGCCATTACACGCTCAATGCCATGATCGAACATAACATCATACCACTCGATAAGACCGTCTGCATCTGGATCAGCGTGCATAGTCTTGATAGGTGTGCCTTCTGCCCACTCGTTGTGGAAGACCTTTGTAGCACACATGTGCTTGTCGCCTTCCATCGAACCCGGAGCAACGCCAGCCAACTTAGCTTCGATCATTTCGATCTCTTCCTTTGTCAGCTTATCAACGGCCTTATTAATGCCCTTGCGGCGCTTATCAACAATACCTTCAGCTTCACGGTCACCTGTTCTAGCAGCCCAACGGACGTTAGTGCGGGTGCTGTCAGCAGCCTTCTTCACATAGGATCCAAGAGTCTTCTTCGAGAGTTCGTCGATCTGCTCTTCTTCTTTTGCTAGTTGTCTCTTAGCAGCTGCTGCACGACCCTTTGCGCGAGCTGCTGCTCCTGCTGCCCAATTATCGTGTACTTTTTTTGTTTGCTTCATTGCAGCTGATGCAGACATTGTTTGTCCTGGCATATGATCGACATCGTAAGTAGCTTCATCAAGCATATTCTTGCCCAACTTAGTACGTACTGCCTTAGCAAGTTTCGATGCGTCAACGCCGAAGTCCTTGGCAGCGGACACAACGTGACTCTTACGAATGTTATCACCGTAACGCTTGGAGAGGTGAGCAACGATCTTTGCGGTCTCGTCAAGAGCTTCCGCTTCTTCTCTCGTCAACTTCTTGACTGCAGTTTCAATACCCTTGTGGCGCTTTGTCAGCTTCTTTTCAAGTGGCTTAGAAGAACTGCCATGTGCTTCTTTATGACCTTGTCTGTACGAAGCCATATCAATGGAGTCTTTTGCTTTATTGATGTAGCGACCCATAGTTGCTTTCGAGATCTCGTCGACCTGCTCTACTTCTTCCTTGGCTAGCTTGCTGGATGCTTTTTGTACGCCTGAATAGCGATTGTCAACCTTCTTGGTAGGAAGTTTACGGTGGCCACGAGCATCAGATGCTTTGTCCATATAGCTGCGCATCGTGTCTTTTGAAAGCTCATCAAGCTCTTCAGCTTCTTCCTTAGCGAGTTTTTTCGAAACCTGCTTAGATGCTGCTACATAACCCTTTGTTCTTTTATTATACATGCGGTTATCGTCATTAGCATCAGCGTCAATAATATCTGCGCGAGCCTTTGATCTGTACTGATCTAACTTTTTTACCGAAAGTTCGTCGAGCGCTTCTGCTTCTTCTTTCTTCATCATAGCCTTGCCAATCGCCTTACGACGAGCGTGCAGATACTTGTCGGACTTATCAGTGTCGCCATCGTTATCGATGTCGTCATCTTCCTTGCCAACGTGATCGTGACCGTGCTTGTTAACATTCTTCGCTTCAAGAACGCCCTTAATGGCATTCATGAAATCCAGAGAAATTTTATCGAACATTTTTGCCATTTGTATTCCCTCAGCTTGATATTTTTCTTTTATTTATTGTTTAATCGTTGTCGATGATTTTGAGTTTACGCTGGGCCAGTGTCCCTCTAGAGATAGCGTAGTTTCTCGCATTGTCCATGTCTCTGTCCCCAGCACCTTGTATGTTTTGCTTCGCATCTGGTAGGTTGTGCTTTGGAGGCGATCTGAACTTGGGATTGTCAGCAGGATGAGTGTGTTGAACCACATAGTCTGAATGAGGGGCGAGATACTTCTCGATAGCCTTCATATGCTTGTGGATGAAGTCAAACTCTTTCTCCATACCCAGATCCGACGACAGCTTGACGACTGTATCCACAATCTGTCTTGCGTGATCGATGTCTTTTGGAGCTGCTTTTTCTTGGGCCGTAATTGTCTTCTGCAGATCGAACAGTCTATCTAACTGCACAGCAATTGTCTGAGCTGCGTTAGGATCCTTGTCCTTTGGAAACTGCATATAGATCTTCTGTGCATCGGGAGACATCTCAAATGCTTTGGTCTGATAAGAGCCAATAGCAATCTGATCGTTAGCGTCCGTCTCAACGTGCGCTTCGTACATCTTCCTGATTGTTCGTTCTAGCGATCTATACTTCATTAGACTTTCTTTACAATCGAGCGAAGCATCCACGCGTGTTTATCGTGGGCGTCGATTCTACCTTCGATGAAATTCAGAAGGCCCAACTCATTGAGTTCGCTAGCCTTGCTATGAACTGCCATAAGACTCTTACGCATCTGATCGTTATCCGTTAGGGTGCGTCTAAGCATTTCACTGGCATCTGTAATGTTGTCGTCACATTCGATGTTAGCAAGCTCAAGATATCGAGTAAAGGATCCTGGGGCATACGCACCCAAGGCACGAATCTTTTCAGCTGTTTCATCAACCGCGTCATCAATTTCCTCGTACAAGTTACCGAGAAACTCATGGTACTGAGCGAAATCAGGACCTTCAATGTTCCAGTGGTAATACTGAGCCTTGAGCCTGAATGCAAAGGTATCTGCAAGCAGCACTTTCATTAATTGTACTAGTTCGTCCATGATATATCCTCACCAAGCCTTACACGACCAATAACGTGCTTTATCCTTTGGACCAGGATTGTCGCAGTTATGACGTGCTCTAAATGATTTGCGACGAGCAGGAATGTCTTTCTTGATCGTCATGTTCTTGTCGCCGAAGTTTACCTTCTTGGCTTTGCCATCTCCATCGAGATCCACATAGACCTTCGACTTCTTAACATCCCCAGCCATTGGCTTGTTAAGAGGAACCTTCTTGCCCAGGTATTCTGCTTCGGCTATGAACTGAGTGAATGTAAGCATTATTGACCGTCCGATGGGTTGTCGCCAGTGTTGACAATTGACTTTGACTTTCTGCGCATTACTGTCTTTGCAGGAATAACATTTCCATGCGCGTCAGTGTGCGAAGGAACCACTACAGGACCCTTGTCGGCTGTCTTAGCAGTCTCTTCTAGTTCTTCCTCTTCCATTTGCTGTACTACGGAAGGATGAAGAGCGAAACCGCCACGAGCTTTCATACCCATATCAGCTGCTGTAAGAGTTACACCCACGCCTGCTGCGAATGCAATGTTGAACGACTCGTTAAGACCTTCACCAGGAGTGTCCTTTTTGTATGCTTTCACGAGCGAATCGGTGCCCATCAATCTCTTTCTAGGATTCGGTTGTGAGTTGCCTTCTTCGTCGATAATCTTTGTCAGAATCTCGGCCTGCTTTCCAAGCTCAGTGTGAGGAGCTTTTCTATCAACCTTTTCGATCTTCTTACGTGCTTCGGTTCCTGCTGCCTTCTCTGTGATAGGTCCGTTGACCAGCCACTTGTTGCAGGTTCTATCACCCGCACACTTGAACTCGAATAGCTCGCAGAAGCCAAGGTTAGCAAGATCCTGAATCTTCTCGCCTGCTGGTCCAAGACCTTCTGCCATCTTTTTCATAATAGCAGGCGCTTGGTTGAATGCGGCACAGTTTCCACAACGAGCTTCCATTGCTGCTTCTGTTGTGGTCTTCCACATCTTGGCCTTGGCATCCCAGAATGACTTGGATCCCTTTTGATCGCTAGGATTCAAAGGACCATAGCCATCGTTCTGAGTAGTCATGTCACGGTTCTTGGTATTCAGATCGAGATCAGTCAGTGCCTTGTAGTGCTTCGAATTGACGTCATAGCCTTCTTCGATCGACTCAGATGCATCTCTGAAATTCTGCTTTGTAGGAGCACCTTCAGATCCCGGCTTGCGCATACGCTCACCGGATCCAGCTTTGATGCGCTTGCGCTTTGCGTGGATGTTATCCCAAAGACTAGCCTCGAATACAGAATTGAGATCTTTTCTTTCAATCTGTTCGTACAGATCAAAGTCTTCGTTCATTGCAGTCTTGCCACCGCAGCAAAATGCATTGACTCTATTGAAAGCAGCATGCTGGTCGCCCATCGACTCGAGAAGGCCACGGACATATACCTGCTCGAGTAGATCATATTCGATACCTGATCTCTGTGCTCTCTTTTCAAGAGCCTGGATCTGCTTCTCTGTGATGATCTTCTCAAGAACGAGGTCAGTCATTTCCTGAAGGATATCATCTACAGTGACGATCTCGACAGTCTTTGCAAACTCTTCGAACATCTCATTGAATTGTTCGTGCTGGACAGCAGGACCCGAATGCATGTGCTGCATCGGCGCGCCCTGAGTGAACGACTTCAGTCTTGCATACTCTGCAGCCTTAACCTTAGGCATCAGACGGCTTGCAATCTTCTTGATTGCACCCTTGCGCTTTTCTACCTGAGTATCGATCTGAATCTTCTCAGAAGGAGACAGTGTAGCGTATTCGGCTCCGCGGCGACCTGCCACTCTACGGCGGATAATATCTCTTGCTTGCGCATATGATCTTTTCTTTAGCTTCTCTGTAGGAGCCATACGCTTCTTCGCGAGCTCTCTTGCTCTTTCGATCTTACCAGAATAGCGTCTCATAATCATAGCACGTCTGCGGCGCTGATCCAGAGTGAGAACTTCTGACAACAGGTTCTCTGCTTCTAATTCTTCGTGAAGCTGCATACCAGCAGAGACCATCTTGAAGACGTCTTTGCCGTGTGACTTGAGTCTCTGTGGAAGACCAGAGATGAACTTCTGCTCGTCCCCTGTCTGTACTGCTGCTCTCATCTTAGAGGCAGACATACCTTCTACACCCTCTGCGTCAGGATCTCTTTCGCCTGCAGAGACGACATTGATCTTGGCGAAGGTGAAGTCCTTACCATTGTACTTGTTGAGAAGGGTTTCGAATTCAGCAACGCGGTCAGAGCCGACAACTAGGGTCAGCTCCTGGAACTTTTGCTGCAATGTCTTGAGAATATCTATTAGTGTCTTTGCAGGAGAAGACTGAATAACGTTACCGAACGCAGCCTTCGCAAAGCGAATCTTGTCCTCATAGTCGAGAGGATTCTTCTTCTTATCTTGTGAGTGTGAAAGAAATACCATTGGAGTCGCCTTCGCTTGTGCGGCGACTGCTACAACTTTCTTCACCAGCTTTTCATGACCAACTGTAGGAGGGTTCATGCGACCAAAGGTCAGGACCACGCCTCCACGAGATTGTTCTTGCACCTGTTGCTTATCGGTAGTATCAAGCTGAGGATTGAGATCGATATCATCTAAAGGCTGGCCAGTGAGGGAGCGGCCTTTTGCCTTCAGTTTAACAGGCTTTGACTTAACAGTATTAGTGTCGTTCTTCTTAACTTCCATCTGAGGTTCCCTAGGGCTTATCAGTTACAATCTCGTGGGTTTGGCATAGCCCTGACCACGTTCTATTTATACTAACCGCCGCCTAGAGAATCCTTAATTAAGATAATATCGAAAGCCGCAGTGTATCTACCGTTGTTGGAACGAGTTAGAATTCTTACATCTAGATCTGATTTTGCTGGAACGGGCGATGGGATATCAAATTTATAAAAATAAGGGCCACCTGCACCCGAAACTTCAAATGCGTGGGCGATTCTGAAAACACCTGTTCCAAATCGCCTGATATAGAACCCACCGGTGCCGTCTGCAGATGCTTGTGCGCTACAAACTCCTTGTGTAAGATAACCAGTATAACCATTCGGAATAGTATAAACTGCCATTAGCGTTTGACCAAAGCCCGCATTAATTTGGGCGACGATCGTTGCTCCCTTTAAAACGTCAACAGCGCCCACATTTACCGCAGAGTTTCCATCTACAATAAAGGCCCTATTAATACGAGCATATGTTTTGGTGCTAGCATTACCAGTTGGATTGGTTAATACAATAGTCTCTTCTTGAAAGTCGAAGTTCGAATCAAGACCTTGAATTGTCACTTGCTTGTTAGCGTCAGATGTACTTGCACGAGATATAGTAAGGGTTCCTGGTGTGTCCCATGCAGACCAAGGATATAGAGTATCATTCACATCCCATACCGTGCCTGTTGTATTAACAGACATTTGTGGGACGGCACCAAACTTGTGATTGAACGATGTACCCTTTACGAGACCCCTTGCAATATTGAGTCTCATATCATCCATTGGATAATAATTTGCCATTACACTACCTTATAGAATGTATCTGCTTTAGACGTAGCAACTACTTCGTAGCCGAACGGTCTAAGTAGATTGAGAATGTCGTCGTTGCCAAGCTCACATTGAATAACAGGTTTACATCTTTCAATTGTCTTTAGCGCGCCTTTGAGTGCATTGAGCTCATAGCGTTCCAGATCAAGCTGGAACAAGCCGCATGAAGGTAGCTTGAGCGAGTCAATTGTTACCATAGGAACATAGCACTCGCCTTCCGTAGAAACGGTGTGACAGCCTGTATTGTTCATAGAAGCGCGGTGGACACGAGCCAGTCCAGTAGTCTCTCCTAGCGCAGCCTGCATCTTATAGATGTTATCTGATTGGCAGTTATTAACCAGGCAGTGAAAGTTCAGTGGATCTGGTTCGAACGTATAGACGTGCTGAAAGTGCTCAGAGAGCAGTCTAGGATACATTCCCTGGTTCCCACCTGCCTGAACGCAGATAGACCAGTCAGTCACAAGGTCCTTGATACCAGCGAGGTGACCGTTCTCCCAGTCGTGTTTTGGGCCATCCCATGCACCATTGTCACTGGCAATCCATAGCCACGATCCTACTCCGGCTACTTGTTCATCTCTTACACGACACAAATTATCAAACATTATTTTTGCCAACCTTTAATAATATCAGGCGAGAAGTTCGCCTTTGAGAACTCTAGTCTGTCTACGAGCTTCACTGCGTTACCGATGTGGTCGATTGCAACATAACCCTCAGGAGATGTAGTACGGAATCCATCTGTTGTACGTAGGAACGTTCTTAGCGACTGCACCATATTTAGCTTTTTAATAACCATGTCCTTACAGTCGACCATAAGGTTCATCAGATCGAACACCTTGACGATGTCAGACTTGCTGTGGTTGGTGAAGTAGCGAAGCATCTCTTTCTGCTTGTCCAGCTGAACCTTCTTCCCGGCCTCTGTCTTCTTCTTTTCAGCTTCTTTCTGATAATAACCATGAATGAAGTTCATCAGACCAGTAACGTGAGCAGAGGTGTTAGTGATCTTCTCGCCAGCACGAACCTTAGAGTTGTTGAACGTCTTGACACGCATCAGGAACTCATCGTTGTCTGAGATGTCGTTCAGAGTGCTTGCAGGAATCGACTTGAACAGTAGGCCTGCCTTCGATAGAATGCCCGTCAGAGCCTTTGTCTCAGCGTCTGTGAACGTTGCTGCACCCGATACGTCCTTGAACGTAGCATCAGTATGCCAGACGCTCGCAGAGTTGTTCAGCTTAGTTGAAATCGCTTGTCCGAACGATGCCTTCATCGTCTCAAATGAGTCACCAGTGTAAAGAGTGTGCCACACAACGCCAATCTTCGAACGAAGGATCTGCTTGGCTAGCTTAGAGTCTGCAGGCACAGCATATACGATTGTGTTAGGCTGGAACGTGATGTAAGCCTCACCATCAATCTCTGTGTGGTCGATAGTGTCATGTGTGTACAACAGGTCACCCTGCACAACACCCTTGATACCAAGACCCTTGAAGTGATTGAGAGCCATCTTGAGCTTCGTTGCGAGGTCGCCAGAAGTGTCTGCATCGATCTCTGCAGGAGTCTTATACACCTTAGGGTTCTTGTTGAAGATACCCTTCTTGGCTACAAAGAACTTTCCATCGGATGGATCCACACCAGCGAACACAGCAGGAGCACCGTCCCACTTTACTGTGATGTTCATTGCACGCTTAGAGTGACCTGCCAGCATGTCACGGACACCCTGGAAGTAGTTGATAGCCATACGAGCACCCTGAACGCCTGCATTGAGGACAAGGTCCTCTGCGTGTTCCATGTGAGTGTTCTTCTGTTCTTCGAGATAGCGCTTAAAGCTCATTATTTGATCCTCTTGATTGAGCCATCAGCCTTGACAAACTGAGCTTCGAATTCGATATTGGGATACTCTGCTTGGAGTTCCAGAAACGCTTTAATGTTCGACATTGCGTCATCATAAAGGCGAGTCTTTGTGTAGTTCTTTGTATTTAGATACTTCCGGAAGACAACCTTCTTGGCTTCTGCAGGAGAATCAATACCGAGGCTGCCTGAGCGCTCAACGTGCATCTGATCAATAGGAAGACCATGATCACGGAACGTCTGTAGGAACATTTCCTTGTCATCGAAGTCTGCACGAGCCGTAACGATGATAGCACGACTAGCAGGATTCTTTTTCGCTTTGACGATTGCCTTAGCCTTTGCAATCATGTTTGCGATAGGAGTAGATGTCTTACGGAACACCTCAGCAGAACGAAACTCTTTGAAGTCGTACTCTTCGCCAGCTTTGCGCTTGTACGTATTGAACTCCTGATTGTCCAACATGCGAACAACCTTTCCGTCCTTGACGACAGCTACTTTGGCTTTGGTATGGAACAGGGTCTCATCGATATCGAATATCGTGAGGGTGCCTGAACCGATGAATTCTTTAAAACGTTTCTTTATCATATTACCCTTATAGACTCATTTTCATAAAAAGTCAACAGCTATTATGCATATTCGGCAATTAGATCACCCAGCAGAGCGCCCTTCTCGATGTAGTTTCTATGATAGAATCCATCGGGCCTGGTATCAATTTTCATTCTGATAGTGAGAAGCTCATTCTTACCTGTTCTTGATTTGTCAGCAATCACGATGGTTGGCACCTGAGCCTTCGCTACATCAGAGTATCCATTCTTGATGAACACAGTTGGCTCAACGTCTGTCATCGTCTTCTGTAGGTTGTCGAAATCGTAAATCTTTGCTTCGTTTCTATTAAGCTGGACTAGCGTAACATTCTCTTCGTCGCGCGTAGCGTGGAACTTGATGAATGCGCTCAGGTGTTTAAGAAAGCTGTTTTTATTGTTCGATGCTTCTGCCGCTAGTGTCTTCGAGACGTAGTTGTAGATCAACGATGTGGCCCCGACCGTATCCTTCTTCATTAGAAACTGATTGAATTTCGATTCCTGAGTCTCGACTCTTAAGCCGAGAGGATTGAACAATGCGGCCATATTCTCTAACTTGGATCCTGACACCTGGCCGAACTGCTTGACGTCACCAGCCTTCAAAGATACGTTCACGTTAGTTTGATTGCCATCCACCTTGACTCTTAGGTCAACTTTGGTTCCGCTTTGATCCAGCAACCCGTCAGATACAACATCGATGTCATTACGGACGTTATTTTCATAAAGTAGTTTTGACCACGCTGTAATATATGGACCGTTCGCATACTTGACGCTGGCTACAATCAGATCTCCAAGGCTGTTAAGGTTAGCAGGATTTAACAAAGCCTTCATGTTTATCTCGGCTAGAGATATCACGACTCGTACTCGATCCTTAATTGCAGGGTTCTGGTTCTCAGATGTAAATATCTGGTCTACCTTCGTTCCACCAGAGGGGCGGAGAGCTTTAAGAACGTTGATAGCATCTTGCTTTGTTATAGTTTTGTTCTTGTTTATGAAACGCGCAGTAATTGCTGCAGCGAGTAGTCCTTCCGATACGTCCCCTCTATTGAAGGCGTCAGGCTTCACATGCTTCTTTTCAAGGTTACCTATCGGAACGTCAACACCTGTTGTTGTTTCAAGAGTAGTTGATTTTGCTTTAGGTTCAGTTGAAGCTGTGGCTGCTAGCTTGGTGTACTCTTCTAGAGCTTTTTTGTTAGCTGCAGTCTTTTTAATAGCATAGGAAGTGGTCTTATTGCTGGTTGTAAAACTGAGCTTCGCGCCGCTTTCCATAGAGCTAGTCACTACCCCAAGTAGACTCGAGGTATACTTACTCAGTCTCCCAGCTCCTGTAGTTCTTAAAACAGCCATTGTACCCACTCGGTTTAACGTTAATGGTCTATTTATCAGACAAAGGAAAACCGGCCGAAGCCGGTTTCAAATAAAGCCTATGTGTTTTCTTACCGTGCTTGTAGTAGTTAAAATTATAAATAAGCAGCAAGGAAAGATCATGATCTACTTATACGTTAAACAACATTCAATCACGAAACTCAAATATTTCGGTAAAACTGTTAGAGATCCGTATAGCTATAATGGGTCAGGACTCAAATGGCTTCGTCATATTAAAAGACACGGCAAAGAGTTTGTAGAAACTCTAGAAGTATGGGTGTTCGACAATCAAGAAGAGTGCACAGAGTTCGCCCTCAGCTACTCCAAATCTAATAATATTATAGAGTCAAAGGAGTGGGCCAACCTTAAGGACGAAGACGGCTTGATGGGGTGGGGTATAGGAAATAAGCACCGGTTGGGCAAGTCGTTGTCAGATGAAACCAAGCGAAGAATATCAGAGTCTCATATGGGACTCAATTATCTGAAGGGTAGAAAGCAGACTCCTGACCACGTTACCAAACGTATTGATTCACGTATCAAAGGTGGGCGCCACCGCCATACCGAGGAAACTAAGGATAAGATTAGCGAAGGAAGGGGCGAAGCTATAGCTGTCACATTCACAAATGGTGTGACGATGCTCTTCAAGAGCAAGTCCCAATTGGGACGTTATTTGGGAGTTACGAGAACAACAGCTCTTAATATAATTAAGGGTGTTACCCCGTTGTCAAATTATAACATTAAAACCATTACTGCCACCACGGCGGCGGCTGGCGATTCTTATAGCTCTTAAGATAGGCCTTAGCTTTAGTGTAATAGTTACGATAGTTCACAATCGGATCATCCGAGATTATATAAGATCCATCCATTGCAGAAGGAGGGTTGCTCCAATCCCAAGTACGGAGCCCAAAAGGAGGGGATTGGAGTTGATAAAAGCATTTCTCAATCGTTGCATGTTTCTTTCCATATCTGCAGGTATACTCTTGTCCCAGAGCGTGGAGATGGTCGACCAACCAGTTGTAGTTCTCAACCGATTCTCGACACCATATAGCACTGGGGTGGTTGCGGTGTGTGCAAGCGTAAATAACGTCATTGCGGTCGTCGGGCAGGATCCACACACTTTTCTTCTTCACCTTTCCTGTATCTTTGTGCCGCAGCTCAACTACCACCTCTTCCCCATCAATCAGACGATGAGCAGTAGATAGTAGTTGAGCCGTTTCGAGAATCATCTTGACTACATGCTTGTCGACCATCCACTCAGCACACTGCCTGGGATCTTCGTCAAGGTAGAAGATGTTCATTTTAGTCGACCTTGAGACCCAGCTCACGAAGCTGATCAGGAGTTGAATACCATTTGATCAAAAGCTCAAATGCATCTAGATGTTTCTGGATCTCTACATCATCCGCGAGGAAGACGCCCCAGACGAAGATGTTACGACCAGCTCCAAGGTCATCCTTGAGAGCTTCCCAACTACGTACTAGCTGACCCTGAACAATCTCATCGATAACTTCATAATCCAAATCAATAGAAATCTTAGTCATATCAAAGTGCTCCAAAGTAGTTAAAGGTTTGCTGCTTCTCACGAGTCAGCTTGAGACGCGAGCCGTCCTTGGCTCGGTATTCGAACGTGCCTGTCTGTCCGTTGACGTTGAACAGCTCGGACTGATCGAAATTATAGATCGCGCCATCATTCTCATCATCATCGACGAGTTCAATCATGATGGTGTTGCTAGCCAGAGGATTGCGATTCCACGTCTTCGTATAGAGATACTTCTCTTCTACGCGCTGACCTGTTTCATCAACCAACTCGACCTTGAACTTTGCCTGATCACGATTATCATATTCGGGCTTGGCGTTCAGCAGCTGCATAACTTCCTGCGGACTCTCGCCGTAACGATTCATATCCTCAACCATTGCCTTGAGCATATCGAAGTTGAACTCGGTGAACAGAGTAGCGATCTTTGTGATCTGATCGGTGTACGACTTATCCTCAAGATTATCGTTACAGTATTCGATAATGAACTCCGAGGTAAGACCTTTGAAGTCGATCATGTAGAAGATGCGACCAGGACGGTTACGCATATGCTGGTCGATACGCCACTTGTCATTGCAAGTCAGGACAAACAGCTTCTTCGAAGGAAACACACCATCGAGCAGAGTCAGGATAGCTTCCTGCTTGTGGCTGTCGTAGACCTTCTCAAACTCGTCAAAGAGAATGATGCAGGGCTGGTCGATGTCGGCAAGAAACTTATTGAAAGCATCCCCTGTCCAATCGTGATTGATCACAATGGTAGGAATACCAAGCTCATAGCCAAGGATCGAGAGCTGCTTAGCCAGCAGAGTCTTACCAGAACCCTTCTCGCCAGTCAGCATGACACCAGTAGACGAGGGGCGTTCATCAAAAGTACGATGGATTCGCTCAGAGTGCTTCAAGCAATCCCCGTAGTACTTTGAGAGTGGCTTGAACTTATCGGTTTCCTCGAGGAAGAGATTCCCGAAAGGATCCTGCTTGATAATGTAGTTACCGGCAGGAAGCAGCTGATGGAGATCAAGAGCGGCCTCGTCAGTCACACGATAGGTATTGCCAGAACGTAGAAAATAGGTCATAATATATCTTTCACAAACAAATTTTATGCAGCAACCTTGCGAGGGGTCTTTGCTGATTGAAGCAGCAACTGACTTGCACGAGCAATCAGTATGTGAACCTCAACGGGGTTACGAGCAATGCTCGACACAGTGAACTCGCTAAGTACGTTAGCGACTGCGATCTTCTCAAGTTCGATATGCTTCTTCATTTGACTTCCTTTCAATCTATAATACAATTTATATCATTCTCACGAAAAAGTCAACAATTATTTTACCACTCCGGACCGAAAGTTTTATCGGTGCGTTCGTAGATCTGGAACCAGTCAACACCATAGGCAGGGCAGATATGGATTCGTTCAGGAAGGTTGTTCTTATCCTTCTCGCCACCCTCACCAGAGATGAAGTAGATGCCACCCATCTTCTCTGCCAGGCCCGTATGCTTAACAAGCTGAAAGCAGCGGCGGAGCATTTCAAGCTCACCTTCGTAGGCTTCGACTTCGAGGTTCATATTCGTACCTTCTCTTAAAATGCTAGCGGGGATGATATCATTCCACGACATCAGTCACCTTCCTATAACGATTAAACGTGCCGTCTGCTTCTTCGATCATGATCTCATCATGCTCGGTATTACATGCTATAATACGCTGTTCACCGTCAGCCACAATACGCGCAACTGCTCGAAGCCTCCGCAATACAGCATTAGCAATACCAAACTTATTACGATTGGTATCGATAGCCTCTTCTACCGCATCGGCACATTGCCGATACAATTCGTCAGGAAGTTCCCACGAATGATCGACAGCGTTTGTAAAGTCCCCGACCCGACGAAGGTATGCCTGACCACCATCTACCGAGATAGAGCCACAGGTGCAAGTTACAAAATCGTGACGATGCTTAGAGACGATGAAGTCTCCACATCCTAAACACGTCACTGCGTTCTGAATAATCATTTCAATTTCCCATCATATGTACGGAGCCAAGGTTGACCCGGTCCCAGGCTGTCGACTAACTTATTGGCCACATTAAACCATAGCTCTCGGAACTTAGGATTCTGAGCTCGAATCATAGCCATTCGAGCATCATGAATGCGTCCCAGTTGTTGTGCAATATCCATATTACAATCCTAGAATAGAGGAAACTTTACGAGGATCCGCAGTCAGACCCTTACCAGAACGCAGATGATCCACAATCTGCTCGAAGTAATGAGCTGCATCTTCTTCGCCAGCTCCATTAAGCTGCGCTGCGCATTCGCGCGCGAACTGCATCAGAGTCATCGGATTAATCCGCTCATCGCCAATCGGCTTCGAAACTTTACCACCACGTTGATACATAACAATCTCCAAAAAAGGAATATGGACAGGGCCGACTCACATAGCAATTCAGCAATTTACGAAAAGTCACTCGTGACCCTGTCCATATTCTAGTTATACCCTAGCTGAGGAATAAAGGCAACTAGGTATTTCTATCTCACATCTCCACCATACGCTCATAGTCGTTCTGAGCAGCTTGAAGCTCCCAGTCACGGAAGATGACCTTGAATTCGATCTCATGGAGACGATCTTCCGAGATCATAGCCATCGCAGTTCCATTGAAACCATCGCTGTATGCGATGTGATAGAATTCGATGTCATCACCATACGAATCCATCGCAGTAAAGATCTGCATCACTTCACCACGCTTCGTGCCTTCGCACGACTGCCAACGAACGCGGTCACCAACTAGAACATTTGTAGGATAAGCCATTTTAAATCTTCCTTTTCACTCTTGATATACCCTTATCCGATATTTTCACGAAAAGGTCAACAGTTATTTTAATTATAACTGCCGCCAGCCAGAAGCAGGATCATAGATCATCGAACCACCGTCCGGCGAGTATACGATCGCTTCCGAACCAGCGAACTGAGCCTTGAGGATAGCCTGGAGCTGATCCATACCTTCGTAGATCGTTTCCCCTACGTTCAACAATACAGCCTTATACATTATGCAATCTCCATCGTTGCACGCCGAGCATCGGCACGCTCGTTGTACTCTTTGACTTCAATCTCATTCTGGCGGTAATTGACCCGCCACTCGATCTCCTTGCGGACCTCGGGAAACTGAGCCATCAGAGTCAGGAGAGTCGATTCAAAGTATCCTGCAGCATAGGAGGTCCGAGCTGCCTTGGGAACATCAGCCGTGTCCAAAAGATATTGGGTCATTTCACCATCAGTCATTTTCAATTCCTTTTTCATTATATACCCTTATCCCTCTTTTTCACAAAAAGGTCAACGACTGATTACATCTTTCCCATTTCATCCGCGCCCGTACTTCAGCACGGATCCGTGCCTCTTCCGCAGCTGGATCCCAATTATCCCAATCATGATCTGACCATGTCATACGGCGCATTCTCCGGGCACGATTACTGATCTCTTCATACAGTTCTTCCATACGTCTATGGTATTCTATTGCCTCCTGGGTAAGAAATGGAGTCAGCGCAGTAGTTGAGTACAGATTCATAATTACTCCAATTAATCGATTTCTTCTTCGACGCTATCGAGTTTGATTTCTGTGGTCCATTCTGGGATATCTTCGAGATCGTTTTCGGTAGGAAGGTTGTCCCAAAGTTGGTTATTAAGCCATTCAATTTGAGCTTCTGTAAGGGGCTGTGAAGTTTGAAAATTGTATGTGTAGGTTGGGTTACGAAGATTCATTTTGAATTCCTTTGTTTGCTTTTGATATACCCTTATCCCTTATTTTCATAAAAAGGTCAACAGATCATTCGTACAGATACTCTTCTGCGATAACCCAGTTACCACGTGGCAGATTGGAGTCTGATTCGGAGAGCAAACGACTAGCGCGCTCTGCACCTTCACGTGTCGTGAACAATCCATAAACGCCTGTGTAGACCAGCTCTTCGCCTTCGTCGTACGAGGTGAACTCCATATCCGTGAGGCTCCAAACCGAGCCAACTTCTTTAACATCAATAGCCATATTATAATACCTTTCCGTCGAGGATGAACTTACGGTTTTCGTTGTCGAAGACAAGAATGTCATCGTTCATGAGGATCTGCAGCGGAGCTTCGCCCTTAGGGTTAAAAGCACCAGCCAGACGAGCGAAGTAAGTTTCGGGTGAGTAGTGATTGATGAGAGTCTTAATGAACTTAGCTTTCGTGACTGGACCACGATGCTTGAAGCGAGCAACGAACTGACGATCTTCCCAGTAGTTGTCAGCGTGAGGCTGATAGAAGACGTAGTCGCCACTGATTACCAAATTCTGTTTCGTGAAAGCTGTCATGTTTGTTTCCTTTTTCATTATATACCCTTATCCCTTATTTTCACAAAAAGGTCAACGACTATTTGTTCGCCGTCTCGCTTCATCCTTCTGCCACTTCTTGTAAATCTTGTTGGCCCCATCACGACCCCCGAGCTTGTCCCACATAATATTGGCACCCTCATCGAGGCCCCACAGCTCGAAGAATTCAATGCCCAGGCAGATCTCATCTGTGGTCTGATTCTCTTTTTCAATCAGTCCCATGCTGATTCCCTTGAGAGCCCCAGCCAGTTCTTCGGTCGTCACTTGCTTTATCATGATTTTCTCCGTAATTGATACCCCCTTATCCCTTATTTTCATAAAAAGGTCAACAACTATATTACAAGGCTTACGACAAAGTAACCGAGGAGTCCCCAGAACATCCAGTGACACCACTCGGGGAAAACGTGAGTATCTTCCCACCTTGAACCATGAGGATGCTTTTCCCAATCTCTCGGTATAGGCGCTGAGGTGAATGATATCGCGCTGTTACGAGAGCGGGATACTCTTGCCTTTCTCGGCTTCCTTGGTTTCTTAGGCTTGGGTGTTTTTGTCGCCTTGGTGTTATACACAGTCTGCTGAGTCCGCTTTGTGCCCAAAGAAGGATTGTACTCGGTTGTGTATCTACGAATGGTGACCTTACCATTCTGTTGCTTAATAGATTCTGTAGTCCGCGGCCCCGAGCCTACACGCGTACTTATAGAGCGGGTCGATCCACCCTTACTGTTTGTTGTTCTCGTTGTTCTTGAATATGTCCCTGATTTACTGGACGTTCTTTTTGACCAATTAGCCATCACTTTCTCCATAAAAAAAGGGCAGGCCCTTTCGAGCCTGCCCGATGCGTGGACGGGAGGAACCCCACCTGCCTTGCAGCTTCCCCGTCAATTCCAGTCGCCGAAGCACTTGCCACTAGCATGAACATGTCACACTTACACGCATTACAGTGTTTTATTTATAAGAAGCACTTGCTTCACACGGAATGTTTTTTAAAAAAAACGAAGGAGTTTCGCCATTAAATCCACCGCCGAGGTTCAAATGATTGAGGATCCCCTTGGCTATAGACATACGGATGCCAGACTTGACAATCTGATTGGTCTTGGTCTCTAGGATATCGCCACCGTGTTCAGCATAACCTCCACCTACTTCGACAAGTTGTCCAGTGTTCACAATCTTATACTTAACCATCGATCTTCCTCCATTGAAATCCAAAACAAAGCTCTTGCATCTTACGGTGAAACCAGTTAGGTTCCCTTCCCTTAATAGGGTGATAAACGATAGCACCGTGTTGACCACTATCATGATCTCCCATCAGCCACACCTTCCATTCAGACCTCTCTGGTAGTTTGATAACCAGGTTGTCGGGCATCTCCTTTGCATACCAGCTGCCATCATCAGTATCCACCATCACTTAAATCCTTCAAACAGTTGCTTACGTTCATCCTGCATACGTTGACCGATCTGAGTCTTATCCATCACCGGCGTATCGTCTACTAGATCATCTGTGGCGTCTTCTGCATCCATCAGACGCATCTTCGACTTATCCACACTCACCACAAACCTCTTGAACCTATCAGGATCGTTGTAGCGATTCTTGAGTTGCTTGACCATGATCTGATTCAGAGCAGCGAGCTCTTCGGATGTGATCAGAGCGAACATGAAGTCAGCCGTTGCAGGCAGACCGAATGACTCCGAGGTATCCTCAAGACCAACATCAGAGTTAGAGAAGCCTGAACGAGTAGTCTGAGTAGCCGAGATGATCGGAACATTGAACTCCACAGCCAGACCACGAAGCTCTTCTGCGATTGCCTTGATCACCGTATATGAGTTGACATTGGCACCTGCCTTGATACGGCTAGATGTACAGATGTTCAGATAGTCGATATAGATGACGTCAGGAATGAAGTTCTTCTTGAGCTTCAACTCTTGTATGAGGTGACGGAAGTTAGCAGAGCCGGCAGATGCAGTCGGATACTCCTTGATGATCAGCTTACCCTTCGAAGTCTCCCTGAGCTTGGCCATTCGCTTCTCATACACGTTCCTAGGCAGGTCAGCAAGCTCTCCAATAGGACAGTCTAGCAAGTTAGCATCGATACGTTCTGCTACTCGTTCTTCTGCAAGCTCGAGAGTGATGTAGAGGACGTTCTTGTGGTCCTTGAGGTTAGCTGCAGCACAGCTACACATGAACATCGACTTACCAACGCCAGTACCAGCCAGAGCAATGTTGAGAGTCTTGTTAGGAAGACCTCCACCAGTGATCTTGTTGAAGTAGTCCAGATCGAACTTGAGACGTTGCTCCTTGCGATGATAGAACTCGTAACGAGCCTCTGCATCCTCAATGAAGTCGTGTCCGATAGATGAGTCAAACGATACAGCAAGAGCGTCTTGTAGGATCTTAGGGATAGCTCCCTTCGTCTGCTTCTTCTCACCCTTGTTATCTAGGATCGAGATCGATTCCATGATAGCATTGTAGATGGCTTTGTCTTGGCAGAACTTCTCTGTAGTATCGACAAGCCAGTCTACAGAACGCTCAAGGGTATTAGGCTGGGTGACCTCATCGATCACCTGCTTCGCTTGATCAAACAGCTCTTGCTGGATCGACTTATCACTGAGGTCCACCTGCAATGCTTCCTTTGTAGGGAAGGCATTGTATTTGGCCACATAGTCCTCAATCAGCTTGAAGACAATCTGCTCAGACTTCGTGTGGAAGTAGGTGGTATCGAGGAAGGGGATAACCTTCCTCGCATACTCATCATTCGTAACTAGACTAGAAAGGATTACTTTCTCAGTGTTCATTCTTCACCCATCGCATCATATACGTCTTGAACCGAGTCTTCGTCTTGAAGAATATCACCGTATGCTACTCGGTATTTCTTTTCCACAAACTCGCTAAATTTGCTGCAGGAGAGTACTGGCAGCCAGAAGTCTTTTGACTCAGTGTCTTTGAATCGCCACTTCTTGTCTTCAATCTCTCCTGTAGACATGTCCACTCGTTGATACCAACCATTGGAAGGCTTGATAACATGACCACTACTAGTGGCCAGGTCAATAAGCCCCGACCATCGCGAAATGCCTCCCTCATGAAGAACCGTAACCGGGATCTTTGCTTTTTCTCTGACATGGCGTGACTTCTCTACGTTGATGATAAAGTTGTAGCCAGAAACCTCACTTCCATCCTTCTCTTGCTGGCGACCAATAATGAAGATGTTATCTGCGGAGTAGTACGAACCCGTACCACCACCTACGATTGCTTTAGGGAACATACCGATTTCCATGTACGTATGGTTCACAACACACATCGGGATATCCTTGAGTGTAAGGTGAGGTGTTACCATACGGAACAATGACTTGAGCTGCTTCGCCCGAGACATATCTGCAACCGACTTCTCGTTCAGACTATCCTCTACTTCCTTCTTGGAAGCAAGGTTACCGATCGAGTCGACTACGATGATGATATGATCACCACGCTCGATGTTATCAAGCTGACTCATGATATCGAACTTCAACTGCTCGACGTCTGTGATAGGAGTATGGAGAACACGTGACGTGTCGATACCAAATGAGTTGAAGTAGGCCTGCGGCGTACCAAACTCTGAGTCATAGAACAACAGCACAGCGTCTGCATACTTGTCGAGATACGACTTAGCCATCAGAAGCGAGAACGCAGTCTTAAAGTGCTTCGATGGTCCTGCGAACATCGTCAGACCAGGAGTAAAGCCACCATCGAGCTTGCCCGACAGAGCAACGTTTACGATAGGCACCTTGGTCTGGATCATATCCTTGTCCGAGAAGAACTTGGACTCAGATAGAACGGCGGTGTACTTCGATGTAGAATTCTTCTTTAGTTTATCAATAAGCGACATAATGACTCCTTGTAGCTCTAACTGTAGTTACCTTATACGATGTTTTACTATAAAGGTCAACTGTTAAGATAGACCTTGTCCAACTGATCGCGGAATTGTTCGATCTTTGCAAGTCTATTGGGCCAGAAGATATAGTTCTTGTCTGGGTTCTTTGCAAGGTTGTTGAGTAGTGGCATCATCATATTGTACAGCTTGTTCAGCCTGTCCTCGAGTGTAGCTGCTTCTGCAGATACAGTCGTGATGGTATCTTGTGCCTCTTGTAGTACTTCCAGCTCTCCTTCATCCACGATGGAGAAGCCGAAGTCGAATGATTCGTCTAGTTTGATGTTAGCCATTAGTTCCAAAGGTCCTCTAGTGTTACTTGTTTATATACTGGTTCGGGTTGGATCGACACTCTGAGAGCAGAAGCGCAGTGGGGCTCATCAGGAAAGTCTCTACAGAAGTCGACAATCTTGATAAGGTCATCGTAGCGTTCGTTTCTACAATCTTTGGCAGGGCAACCCATCACCCTCTTGATCACATCATAGATGTGTGCTATAGGTATTCTTCCATAAGGGTGCGCTGGATGATCCGGCAGCTTACCATCCAAAGCCTTTGCAGCCTTGGTCACATAAGCATGGAGCAGTGCAACCTTATCTTTAGTCATCTCAAGCCCAAAGGTCCTCTAGCGTGTATGTCTTCTCTGTCTTCCAGTTGATGCTATCACAGATCGTCTTGATTGGTTCGAGATACGACTTATCGAACTGCATAGTGCGATCGATGTATCGATCCAAACCAAACTCAGGAGGAAGCCCTCCAGGCGAAGCAATCACATTACATTGGATAGGGTTAGGTGTCTTGAGATAGGAGTACTTGATCTTCTGTCCGTCCCCAATCGCTTCATACTTCTTCTCTAGCTTATGCTCACGAAGAAGATGGTTATACATCAGCGCACCCTTCACGTTGATGGGTGTGCCCTTCTTGAAGACAGAACCACCATCTCTATATTTATTCAAGTCCGACACTGAACGAGGGGAAGCTACCACCTCAAACGCAAGCTCGTCATACTCTCTACGGAAGTCGGCGATGAACTTCTGCATGTCGTCCTCTGTAGAGTTCATGATAAGGCTAAGCGTATCCTTAATAGCCTTACGACAGACCATAGGAGTAGATGTACGGATCGCTTCGATACCAGCCATCTTGAGCTTAGGTTCACTATACGCAACACCTTCTTGGTTCCATACGTTGAGGATGTAGCGCTTCTTGGCTGTCCAGATACCCTTCTCAGCAATACACTCACGCTTCATCTTCATCTTCTGAGCATAGCCGTTCACATACTGACACAGCTCGTCATACTTCTTGTCGATGAACGGCTCGAGGAGCTGGAGCGATACCTTATCGAGATATGCAACACACTGCTCGGTAGTCATCTCCTTACCAGCAAGCTCAATGAACTTGTCAGCCTTCATGTACACAGAGTCAGTATCACAAGCAATCACATAGTCAAAGCCTTCGGTCTTGAACGTCTTGTTGAGAAGTTCGTTCAGCTTACCTTCGATCCAACGAGTGGTCAGCTGACCACAAGATGTAATCGCCTCAGCGAACTCTGCACGATACCAACGGTTGTAGATGTTAGCAAGAGCACCATATCCTGAGTTCAACTGAATCTTCTTTGCCATCTGAAGGTTGTTATACCGAGCAACGTCCTTTTCGAGCTGGACACTCTTCTCTTGTTCGAGTAGCTTCTTAGACTCGATCATCTGGTTCTTGTAGACCACACGGTCGTTGTACATCTTCTCCATCAGAGCAGGAAGGAACCCTTGCTTTGATCGCGAGAACATACGCATGTTGGCAGTACAAGTCAGGTCGTTATCCTGTAGATACTTACGTCGATCGGCGTTAAGATATCCATCCTGCATCATCATAACAAGGGGTTCAGCCTTGTCCGGACCTTCGCTGAGGTGGATGGGAGCATCGGGGAACACACCCTTGTACGTATCGGGAGAGATGTTATACTGCATGATGATGTGAGGGTATAGAGAGTTCAAGTCGAGCGACACAACCCACTTGTGCTCACCAACCTGAGGATCCTTCACATAACCACCCAGGATGGTGTCCCGTGCGTCTCCGACCTTCACAGGAGGGATGACATAGCATCTATCGAGCAGGTAGTTGTGGATAATGACGTCCCAGATCCCCACCGTAGTGAAGGTGTCGTGGTAGTTGACCTTAGCGTCATATGCCATAGCCATCACCAGTTCGATCAGCTTCAACTTATCATCTAGCTTATCAACGAGCTCGACGTCTCGGATGTTATACTCTGTGTAGCGCTGCCAGTCCTTGACTTGAAGGTCAGCCAACGTTCCGAGGTCAGAGTAGTCAGTCTTCTTCTCGCCCAGCTCTTCATAAGCTACGTGATCCAGAGAGTAAGACTCTTGAGGAGTGTATGCAAACTTCTTGTAGAGTTGGATGTAGTCGAGGTTAGTGACACCGTAGATGTCCCAGACAGTCTGCATGTCCTCTTGACCAAACTGCTTGATCGAACGAGACTTGACGATGCCCCAAGGAGAGAGCTTTTTTACAGCACTCTCTCCAAGGACACGAGCAATGCGGTTAATGATGTAGGGAATATCGAAGAAGTCAATGTTCCAGCCAGTGACAATGTGAGGTGAGTACTCGACCGAGTTCCACACATCAAGGAACGAACGCAAGAGTGCAGTCTCATCGACGCACTTGTAGTATGTGACGTTCTCAGGATCCTTGTTATCGAATGGCTGACATCCGAACACAGCCTTCTTACCCTTGCGAGAGATCGTGATCAGAGTGACCTCATTCTCCGCCAGCTCTGGCTTAGGAAAGCCTCTGCTATTCGCAATGTCGACTTCGATGTCGAGTGAGACAACGGACGTCAGAGAGGGATCGTAGTTGATCTCTCCCTTGTAGGTGTCGTAGATGTACATGAAGTGAAACTTATCGAAGCCGTACATCGGCATGCCAGCAACGTCTTTGTACTGACGGATGTAGTCTCGGCAATCGCGTATCGAGTCGAAGTGCAGCTTGTCGACAGGCTTACCATCGATCGTCTTGTACTTTGTATCCGTACGACACGGTACGAACATGTACGGCTTGTAGGGAACCCTCTTCATGATAGGCTTACCATCTTCGAAGCCTCGGACGAGAAGGTCGTTGCCTAGGGGGTCGACGCGAGTGTAGAATGTGCTCATATGATCTCCAATTGACTCCCTATTATAAATACTTTTCGAATTATGTCAACCACTAATTGAGGTATTGTATGTCCTTACTATCTTTTTTATCTACCCCACCAATCACATCGATGGAGCAACTCGAACTCGAGAAGGGTAAGATCCAACTCTCTATCATGAAGATGGTCACACTTGTGCTGTCGTCTATCATGCTAGCAGTTGTATTCATCTTCCTCATTGGTATGTTTATGCCAAACGAGCTAATCGATAATAACGAAATCTTCAAGATCATCGGCCCAGCGTTCTCAATGATCATCGGTGCCTTTGTCGGAGCCTTCGCTACGATGATGGGAATGAAAGTTTCTGAGCTTGATCCAAACGTAAAGACTCAAGAGCTCGGCAAGACCGATCATAAGGCTCTTGCAGAAGCTCACGTAATCAACGCACAAGCCGAGTCAATCGAAACAGACAACGAAATCAAAATGATGGCAGCTGTCGACAAGTATCTTGACTCAGACGAAGACCATGGACCATTCTAAGGATTAAATCATGACACAACTAACAGAACACTTTAAACTTAGCGAGATGACCGTATCTCCTACTGCCAAGAAACTGGGACTTTCGAACACTCCAACCCCAGAGCACATTGAGAACATGCGCTACTGCTGCGAGAAGATCCTCGAGCCAGTCCGTGCAAAGTTTGGTCCGGTAACGATCAACTCTTCTTACCGCGCTCCTGCTGTTAACAGAGCTGTTGGTGGTTCAAAGACCTCACAGCACGTTAATGGTCAGGCAATTGACTTCGAAGTCAAGGGTGTTGATAACAAGACAGTTGCAGACTGGATTGGTGACAATCTAGAGTTCGACCAAGTCATCCTCGAGTTCTACACTGCTGGTGATAAGAACTCTGGTTGGGTTCACGCTTCGATCAAGAAGGAAGGTGGCAACCGTAAGGTTCGCATGATCGCTTCTAAGTCGAAGGCTGGTGGCACTGTATACACTACTGTGAAGGATTTCGATCCATCAACGACTCGCGAAGCAGGAGCTCCTCAAGTAGCTGGTCAAGCTGCTCCGAAGCCGTCAGCGGCTGCTCCAAAGGCAGCTCCAGTTGCAGCGGGTCTTGGTCCATTAGCGGCTCTCCAAACTAAGTGTGGCATCACTGCCGATGGTAAGTGGGGTCCTGGTACTTATAAGGCAGCTCGTGACTTCTTCAAGCTATCAAACACTCAAGCAGCTCACTTCTTTGGTCAGTGTGCTCACGAGTCGGGTGGCTTCAAAGTCTTTTCAGAAAACCTTAACTACTCGGACAAGGGTCTCAATGGGATCTTCAAGAAGTACTTCCCAACGATTGCTTCGACAGCAGGTTATGCTCGCAAGCCAGAGAAGATTGCAAACAAAGTGTATGCTAATCGGATGGGGAACGGACCAGAAGCCTCTGGAGATGGCTGGAAGTATCGTGGTCGAGGCCCGATCCAACTGACCGGGAAAGCGAACTATACAGCCTTTGCCGCTGACATTGGACGCCCTGACGTTTTAACGAATCCTGATCTTGTGGTTGGGGAGTTGGCTTTCGAGTCTGCATTGTGGTTCTTCCGTAAGAATGGTCTGCTAGCGATTGCAGACAAGGGTGTAACGGATGCAATCATCACTCAGATCACAAAGCGTGTTAATGGTGGAACTCACGGCCTGGATGACAGGCTTAAGAAGACCAAACAGTACGCCAACTGGGGATAAAATGGGAAGGGGGCTCAAAAGGCCCCCTTCTTTTTACTTGGTTTTACCTTCTGCCAAGAATTCAGCAGCCTGGGAAGGATACTCCTCCTCGGCATCTTGAATCTCAACTTTCTTAGGCTTCTTATGCTCAGGAATAATAGCTTCCAGAGCAATCTTTAGAATGCCGTTCAGAAGTGAAGCACCACGAATCTCTACGTTATCCGAAAGAGTAAAGGTGCGAGTGAATGGGCGCATTGCAAGCCCGTGATGAAGAACTTGCGGCCAAGTCCATTCGCCAGCAGAATCTTGTTCTGAGGGTTCACCAGATGTGGTGTTGCCCTTGATGATTAGCTTATCATCCGCAATCTCGATTTCAAGATCTTGCTTAGCAAAGCCGGCTACCGCGAGTTCGATAGTGTATCGATTCTCGTCGATCTTCTTCAGATTGTATGGGGGATATTTGACTGCATCTGTCGCTGCCTTTTGAGCTTCGGTTAGCTTTTTAGCAATGTCATCGAATCCGACAAAGAAACCATCGAGATTCTTAAATGCGCGTGCGTCATAAAAACTTTTCATGTATATTCTCCTATTAAGCGAGTTTAGTTGTGTCACCCATTAGGCGTGACGGGGTTATTTATCAATCTCGTACAGAATCACTCCAGCTTCTTGGAACATAATTCTTGTGATGTCCCAATTAAACTTATCCTCTCGGGTAGGTTTGTAAGTGATCACCTTCTTGATACCACTCTGAATGATCGACTTAGCACACTCATTGCAAGGCATTAGAAGAGCATACATCGTACATCCCTCTACTGAGATGGGAGTGTTGTCGATAGCATTGCGCTCTGCGTGACAGACAAACAAATGCTTAGTATCGCTGTTGTTATAACGCTCAGGTAGGTCTTTGATCCCACGTGGAAAGCCGTTATAGCCCATAGAGACCACGCGCTTCTTATCATCCACAATCACAGCTCCAACCTTCGTTGAAGGATCCTGAGACCATTCTGCAACGTGCTCTGCGAGTGCTAGGAAGCGATCAGACCACTTGCTCACTTGCCTTTACCTGTGATCTTCTGACGCAGATTAGATGAGCTGTAATCGTGCTTGCGACTACAGTAATGAATTGGAATGTCTAGGTCAGATCCTGTGAAGTCGCGACGATCGATGTAATCTTCGCCGAGGAATCGAACACTCCAGTCGAAACTTGCGAGTAGATTATAAAGATCTGCTTCTGTATCATATGGAACTACATGATCAACATACTCGCACGAATCCACCTGAATGTATCGCTCATACATACCTTGAATCGGCTTATTCTTCTCGGGCCGATCGATTGTAGGATCTGACTGGAGGGCTACGATCAATCGATCGCATTCCTTCTTTGCTTCCATTAGCATAAGGATATGGCCTGCATGAAACAGATCAAAACAACTTGCTACAATACCTACGCGTTCTTCGCTCATTATAAAATCGCCTGTATAATGGTTGTAATCACAATTATTAATATAATAGAGAGGCAGCCTGATTTAGTCAGGCCATCCCACATCTCACGTTGACGAGGATGATTAGTCATAGCTTTCCTCTGATACCATTTAAATCTTCCATAATAAAAGAATGCCACGTTTTAAGAAACTTTTTCTCTTCTGTGCTACTATTGTCATTAACCATTTGTTGAAATACAAACGATGAATATGCATTCCATTCTTTTCTAAGATCCTCAAGAGAATAATTATATCCTAATGTATTAGTCATACTCGATGCCATCATCCTGCTTGCGACCCATGTAGTGGTCATCACTTACGCAATGGAACTGTGCCTGCAGACTGGTATTGACGATAGTCTTTGTCACTCGACCAGCAAACTCTACGCACTGCTCTTTGCTTGCAGTCTCATAGATATCTTTTGCAAAGTACTCACCATCGGCGGTGAACAGATATACGATTAACCAGAAACTCATATTACTTCGCCTCTACTTTTACAAGGTTTGCGGGAGCAACGCAGTAGAAACCTGCATCAGTATCGACCTTAACCAGGCCGTTATCATAGCAAAGCTTAGTTGTGGCTTTAACCAGCGCTTGTTCTTTATTATCATTAATGAGGACTGCACCCACCGCATATCCAAAACCCAAAATAATGAATGCAATAAGTGCGTTAATGCTAAAGATTGCATCAAAAACTGTTTTCATAATATCTTTCATTTCACTTCCTTCTTGTATTGAATCCACTTTGCATAAAGACCGACTTCACGGCCATACGCTTCGATCTCCCAGGGAGCGTCGAAGTACGCATCTTCTTTCCGCTTCGGGTTCCAGGTCTTGCCTTGCCACTCAGTGGTGATCTTCAATCCACCACCACGCGAAACGCGAAGCTGCTTTCCGAGCTCATTCTTTGCATACTGCTTGACATGAACCATCTCATGTGCCAGAGTCTTGATGATATCTTCTGTATGGTTGCGTTCCAACCGGATCGTGAAGTAACGAGAGTTCTTCGTATCGTCTTCGTTGATGCACTCACCCATGATGTCGAGGCCACGCTCAACTTCGATATCGAGCTCTAGGTTACGAACCATGCGAGGATCCATCAACGCGCATGCGAAGAACCGAGCTGCCTCTTCGAGGTCTTTTTGACGCTGTTTGCCGGCACCGAATACATTAACAATCATAAGAGCTCCTTAAGTCTGTATATACAGTATCCCGGAGTTCGGCTAATATGTCAACAGTTTTCTCTCTGATCTCACCACAAACATCTTCTGTGATTTCAAAGCCTTCGCCGAAGTAAGAGAGCAGCATCTCCGCAGACCTACGGTTGCGAGTCGTGCGGACCGCAACGGTTGGGCAGGCAGTTTCAATAATATGGAAGACTGGCATCAGTTAATCTTTTTGATAATTTTCAAGCTGCGTGAAGCCAAAGGAAGCGCAACGATAGAGCTTACCATCATGATCTGCAACGATGTCACCAACCGACATCGACGAGCAACGACCGAGCTTCTCAACACGATCAAACAACGAGCTCTCTTCCCAGAGGTTCGTAGCTTCGAAAGCCTGCTCGAAGCCATCTACATCGACGTTAGCAACATGAGTGTAGTATTGGAAGTTCTCCGCTTTGAATGACGATTCAAACGAACGGTCGAAGTAGGCTTTGATGCGAGGAGTATAATCCCCACCAGAGTTGACAAGATCGATCTCTGCATCGGTAAGTTGAATTTGATAAACCTTAATCATGCTGTATTCCTTTTCACTCTTGATATACCCTTATCCGTTATTTTCACGAAAAGGTCAACAGCTTATTTGGAAGTCGCTCTGTAGATTCCATCAAAATTCTTTACACCAGCAGCCTTCATATCTGCGCTGCGCTCGATCATCATATCATAGTATGCCTCAAGCTCACCGCCCCAGGCCTGTGCCTTGCGTTCTTGAGCCTGCTTTATCGCTCTGGCCCAATCGCCCTTGCGATACAGATCCAGGAACGTATCATGCATCACCTGCGAGTATGTGTCGAAGTTCTCCACCACGGTATAGATGCGTGCCGGTTCGGTCTTACCTTTAACAGCTATTAGATCAAGCTCGACTACTTGGTATACATCCCTAACCAGGTCCGCTGTGCGAGACCCGAGGACGAGTTTGACGCCATAAGGCTTGGACTGACCTTCGAGACGAGCAGCCAGATTAACCCCGTCACCCAGGCAAGTATAATCAAAGCGCTGATCGCTACCCATATTGCCAACCACCACAGTGGCAGTGTTAATACCAAGACCCATACCGAAAGCTGGAACGCCTTCTTCTTTAATTTCTGCATTAAATGTCTCCAGGGCTTTCATCATCTCAAAGGATGTTCTTACAGCATCCAGAGCATGTTTTTCGTTTGCGACAGGTGCGTTCCAGAATGCCATCTGAGCGTCACCAATGTACTTGTCCAGCGTTCCGTTGTTCTCGAGGATCGCCTTTGTCATAGCCGTCATGTAGCGGTTCATGATCTTTGTCAGACCTTGAACGTCCTTACCATAGTGCTCTGAGATCGTTGTGAATCCACGAACGTCTGTGAACATGATTGACAGCTCTTGCTCTTCGCCACCGAGAGCCAGAAGCTCAGGATTGCGTTGGAGCTTTGCGACCAGGTCAGGTGAGAGATACGTTCCGAACTGCTTCTTGATCTGCTGCTTCTGTAGGAATTCAGAGATGAACTTTACTGTATAGATGTGTAGGTAAATTATAAGAACAGCGAAGACATTGAAAGAAATGTCAAGTAGCAGCTTTTGACTGGCGAATAAATAGACAGGTAGGTAAACATACCCACCGATCAATATCATGATCCATACAACAGAGTATCTCACCTTTGATAGGACAACGATACCAATAGTAAGGAATAATAGCAGTGCCAAATCCAAAGAAGAAGCCCAAAGTGGAATCGATACAGAGTCACCGTCTAGTAGTGTCTGAAGGATGCTTGCTTGTACATTCTGAGGATACTGAGCTCCTTGAGGAGTTGCTAGTGGATTCTGAATGCCGGCAGCAGTTACACCTAAAACTACAATCTTTTGATTCAAGTCTACAGTTGTAGGAACACCCAGTTCAATCTCTTTGAACTTATAATTTGGGTTAATAAATATGCGACCATATTCATCCGTCTTAATAGTATCGAATTGAGGAATCCGTAATGCTTCAACACCAGTCTGATTTATCTTCGCTTGATACGAAGGATCTCCAGCAGCTACACGTAGAAGCTCTAGAGCAAATGCGGGGTAGTATTCGTTTTCAGATTGAGCTAGAAGAGGAACTCGCCTCACGACCCCATCAGCCTCAGGTAGGGTTGATGTTATCCCAACACCGGCTGCGGCTTCTTGAAGAGGTGCGATATTACTTAGAACGCACGGATATTGAGGAAGAAATTCAGTTGGTTCTCCATCGCCGATTACGGCAACGCCTGTCTTCCGAATTGTCGCACCTGCCCGTGAACAAGAGTCGCTCACAGTCTGACTGAGAACAACCGGAGCCTGTTTCAGGACATCGACAAGAACTCTATCAGTCCCCATACGATCAGGCTCAGGCATAAGTATAGTGCTACCAACGAGACCAGCGTTTGCCCTATAAAGGTCGCTAATAATCTTAGCATGTACTTCCCTCGGGAAAGGCCACTGGCCATATTTTTCAATTGCTTTCTCCCCTATGTTTACAACGACTATGTCTTTTGATTCGACTGGTTTGTCGATCATAATGTAATCATAGAACTTAAGCCTAGCAGATTCTACTAGGAACGGATCCTGAACCTTGACTGCGAATAGCAAAGCAAATGTCAGGAGAGCCAGCCATGGGGACAATAAGACCTTAGTCACTTTGTTTGACATTGATTATTGTACCCCCAGCTGGATCGTTTATTTCGATCAAAAATGACTTGCCACTACTATCTATGTATAAAGTTTTGTTTTCGTCCTTCTTGAACCTGACATCTACAGTAGTGCCGAGAGTTCTTACGAGACGGATTGAATCTCCAGATAGAATCGTTGTGATTTGTGTTACGCTATCAAGACCGAATATTGTGCCGCATAGCTTCGTACCTTCACGTGTGATACAATCACCTCCAGCAAGACTATCATCGAGAAAGTCTTCTCCAAGGAAGTTGGTATCGATTGCATTGATGTCTAGATCCGAACTCGCCAGCTGATCTTCTTTCAGATCATCTTTAGCCAGGAAGTCTACATCGAGCTCTGATAAGTCCAAGATATTTGATCTTGTCTCGCCAGCATCTTCGCCCATATCAACCTCTTCTGCTGGGGATACAATCAGCATGTTATCAATCTGATCCAGTGTCAGGTTGAGGATCACGGGACGAGATGGTCTACTATCTGCTGTCGACACGATGGTGGCCTGGAAGGCTTTCGTGAGAATAACGAACCCCGCAGCATTAGACACAGTGATTTCTCCCACGGATCCATCTGGCTCGGGTAGGAGAATGATAAGGCTTTTGCCAAAGTCGTCTACGGTTGCTGCGAAGTCTGTTCCACGAACACCAATTGTAGCAGTGGGTGTTCTGAGATTGATGTTGCTTTTGTTCATCTTACCAGACTGACCGGTAGCGAATCTAGCAGTGCCAGAGGCAAACTTGAGAGCCATTCTTGAAGTGGATGGCTTACCACTATAGACGAAGTCGTCGATCACGAGCTTCGAATGTTCTGTTACCCTGACGGTAGAGTCGTCGATAAACTTGATCTCGACTCTACCGTTTCCAGTCTGTACTCTATCTAACTTAGCAATAGGTAGCTGAAGTCGTGTAGGAACCTTAGTGGCTTTCTTCACGACTTCGCTATTACCACGCGCCTGCGTTACGTTGCCAATATTAGCAAGGGCCGCCGGCGTTGCACTGATTAATAACAAGAGTGCTACCAGTGCTTGTGCTATTGATCTTGATCGTATCAACATTGTTTGTGCTCTTTTGATTTACAGTAACATTGTTTGTGCTGCCTGTAAGCACCATTTCAACATTCTTACCAGCTGTGCCATCTTGCACCATTGTGATCGTGTTACCATCACCAGCAATAGTCATATCATTGACTACGTCATCCGTATTGATTGTCGAGGTATAGGTATTGGTATCACCGGTGAACGTGATGTTCTGTGTAGCCCCTGTAGCCGAAGCTGCTGTGCCCTGGTTGAATGTCAGGTTGTTCGAATCGCCTGTCACCGCGAGTGTCTTAGTTGAACCTGCAACGCTTGCTGCATCACCCATGTCATAGGTAACTGTATTGTTGTCACCTGTCACGGTCGAATCGATGCTGACGTTATCGCCCTGTGTAATAGAACCCTGAATAAGGTTATTATTACCTTCTTGCGTAGAAGTGATTGTCTGGTTGTTGCCTTCAATCACAACACGGTTTTGTTCAGAACCAATTCTATTGTTCTGACCCTTCTGGGTAACTGTAATTGTACTACCGTTACCAACTTGGTCGATAAAAATCGAGTTAGTCGTCGACTGTGCATAAGCTAACGAACTCGTCATCAGAGACATAATGAAAAGTGCTAGTGCCTTTTTCATCATCCTTCTTCCCTATAGCTAAAGTATCCCTTATCGATACCTTGTTTGATTAACTGTAATACTGCTTCCTCTATGGCCATCTTAACTGCCATTGTGTTAGCTTCATTCTCAGTCATGCCGGCTTCCGCTTCTACCAGCTTTGTTCCTACATCAACAAACTTAAAAACCGAAAGGTCTCTGCCAACCGAAAGCACGGTCTTGGAAACCTGTACGTTGAGGATCACTTCCCCTGTGTTTGTATTGACACCACGCAACGCAATTACCACTTGGTCCTTACGATACACTGTTGTTCCACCAATGCCCAGATACCTTGCGCCTGCCCCGCCAGTCTGGATGTTGCTATCATAGCCAATGATTCCACCCTGGATAATCAAACCAGCAAAGAGCATTGGCTCTAGCTTATTTGCTCCTTCTCCAATATACTCTTCACGAGTCTGTCTAACAATCTGACGTTCCTTTGCAAGATCGTCAACGCGATTGCGTTCAACAACTCTGAACCACGAACCACCACCTGCATCTGTCAGTGCAGAGATTAGAAGCGCTGTGCCACCCTGAGTCACTGCAGTCGAGATGCTGGCAATGCCATCCTTATCTCTTCTTTGACCTGTAAGGTCCGGAAAGTCATACACCGCAACTACAGCCTGTTGCTTAGGTGGGCTCAGAGTATACAATTCCTTTGTCAGTGTGCGGCTAAGTTCAGGTCGATCCTGCATGTCAAGCACACCAGAACCCATTGACATGCACCCGCCCAGCAACAGCGGTATTAGTAAGAGAAACCAATTCCTTACCATTTGAAGCCACTCGTCGGAATTATAATCTCGGTAGTGTTACCAGCCGCATCAGTAATTGATAGTGTGATCTCTGTGTCAGTCTTCTTGTACTTGATAGAGTTGCCTTCAAGACCGAACTCACCCTCTTCGCCACCCATCTCACCAAACAGATTGTTTGTCAGCTGTTGAGCAAGCTGCGAGTAGATACGAGACTGTAGGTTGTTCATAAAGCGATTGAGGATCGAGTTCTTCTCTTCAAGAGCCTGAGCCTTGAGTTCGGCCTCGATCTTATCCGCTATAGCCTTTTTACGAGTAGTCTCTTGATTCTCAATAGTCAGCCATTGCGCTCCGGCATTGTTGCCAGAGAACGAAGGGTTCTTAAATCCAAATACTATCTCACTTGCTTGGAGCGGGCTGCTTACTAGGAGTAGCAGGAGCAGACTCTTTCTCATCTTGTTTGTCTTTCTTTAGTTTGATTTCTTTATCAGAAGAAAGGCTAAGTTCAAGCGAGAATACTTTGAGGATCTCAATCTTTAGATTTATGGTCACTGTGATCCTCCTTTATCTGCAGTACGACATTCACCTTCTGGTTCAATCTTATTAGATCGTTATCCAGCATGCGAACGCGATCAATGAGAGCAATCAGAATGACATTGGTCTCACCTATCAGCGGCATTAACTTATCAGTAACAAACTTGTAGATAAACCATACGAAGTATCCCATCCCCACAGCGGCGACGATCGGAAACCCATATTGCTTTATAAGTTCAGCAATTACATTTACATCCATTAGTCTTTTCTCGCATCGTTCTTCCCGTCAGCTCGAGCGATGCGATCTAGATCTGGTTTAAGACCTAGAGCGGAACTTACTACGGCATCAACACGGATGATATCATGGTTCATTGTCTTGACTCTGTTATCGAGTCCCATAATAATACCCTGCATGCCTTTAATGGCTTTCACGACACTTTCAAGTATGTAATTGATGACGAAGTATACGAATACTCCTGCGAGCAGTGCAGCTGCGATGGGGAACCCGACATCAGCAATTAGTTTGAAAACAACGTCATAGTTCATGATAGTATTTATAAAAAAAGGGGGTGACCGAAGCCACCCCCTCTAATTAATACTGATCGAAACTGAAGTCAGTTGGGATCGTATACCCTTGCCTACTCGTTGTAGGCCCATATGTTACAGTAATGTTGCTACTGGGAACATTGTATGATAGCAGATCAGTCTTCTTGAGACTCACCGACTTTTTGAAGAACGACTTCACCTCGTTCATCGACATAATATTTAACATAACCTAACCTCGCAAATAAATCAAAAGTTAACACAGCACCAATCTTGATACCCATCTGCCTTCCAATGAAGAAGGTAACGACAGAACCTACAACATAGGCAATCACCATAAAAATAAGAGTTTCACCGAGTGGCAACTTCTGTCTCCTTTAACCATTCATTGTATCCTTCGGGGATACCATCCGTCTCTAGCCAGTCGAGATCATCGAAGTTGATATTCGAGATCTCTTTGTACACCTTGTAGCCGAGGTAGGAGAGAGCTCCTACAACAGCAACGGCAGCGACACCAGCTACAACCTTCTTATCAGCCATAGAACGCCTCGACATACTCGAGGATCTTTGCTGGATCCGTACGGCCGTATGGATCCTCTTCGCAATTGTCTTCCATACCTGGTTCAATGAACCACTTGAGGATCTTACCATTCTCGATAAGGCATGCATAACGCCATGAGCGCTCACCGAACCCAAGGTTGTCTTTGTAGACATTCATCTGCATCTTGCGAGTGAATTTGCCAGAACCATCTGGAATCATCTTGACGTTCTCTACACCTTGCTGTTGAGCCCAGCAGTTCATCACAAAGGCATCGTTGACAGAGACACAATAGATCTCATCGATACCAAAGCTCTTGAATGCTTCGTAGCTATTCTCGAAATCCGGAAGCTGGTATGTGGAACATGTGGGGGTGAATGCGCCAGGGAGTGAGAAGAGGATGACACGCTTGCCACCGAAGTAGTCAAAGCTAGTCTTGTCTTCCCAGCGGTAAGGATTGGGGCCTTCGATTGAGTCATCGCGGACACGAGTCTTGAATACTACACTAGGAACAACCTCAGGCAGTTCGTGAGTATTGTCATCGTACTTATCCCAATGACGTTTAATTGAAACAGTTTCTACCATAATAATCTCCTAACATAATATCTATAAAAGCGAAGTGGGAGGATTCAGTTATACCTCCAAGGCCCAGTCAATTACAGTCTGTAATCTCAGCCTACGACTCGTTTGCCGGTTGAGCGGGAGACCAATCCCCGAGTCTACTTTATCCCCACTGACAAGGGGATTATTCAGTCACACTTCTTACAGCCTCCGTCGAGGCCGATATCGAAACTAGGCCCGGGATTGTTATACACCATACGGGCGGCGGTGTTAGTAATAAGAAGGCTACTGAGGTGTCGACTCGCTACAGTCGGTAATTTCGCTCTTTACGTTCCTATCTTCCCCCAATCGCTTGGTCGCCACAGGAACTTCCTTCATCCGTTTTGTTTACAACGTATAATCTGTTAGGGTATATACGTTGGTTCAGCAGACGGTACTGCTTAACTGAAATTGGCTCCCCAGGATGGGTTCGAACCACCGGCCAGGTGATTAACAGTCACCTGCTCTACCACTGAGCTACTGGGGAATAAACTTCATAATTCTTTATAGTACTTATAGCTGTTAATGTCAACAGTTAATTGGTGCCCTCGGCAGGATTCGAGCCTGCAACCTTTTGATTCGTAATCAAGAGCTCTATCCAGTTGAGCTACGAGGGCGTGGTACCGGATGAGAGGGTCGAACTCCCGACATCCTCGGTGTAAACGAGGCGCTCTACCACTGAGCTAATCCGGCATTAAACTTGGTACTCCAAGAGGGACTCGAACCCCCACGCACTAGGCACTAGTTCCTAAGACTAGCGTGTCTACCATTCCACCATTGGAGCATAATGTTTTGGGATCTTATGCCTTGCTTCTCATAGGTGAGTTTTAACAGTTTTACTAGCAGTCCATATTCAGCGGGTTCCCTATTCACACCGCTTAGTCCCAAACTTGTGGTGCCTTTGGAGGGAGTCGAACCCCCGACACGTGGATCTTCAATCCACTGCTCTACCAACTGAGCTACAAAGGCAAATAAAAACTCCCAAACAAATGCGTTTCCTAGGACACATATGTTACCGCCTGTCATTTCAGGTCGGGACTTAAAACCAGAGGTCGGAGTCAATGTGAGTGACCACCTACAGTGTGCCTTGATTGCTTACTTCCGGACGTTGCAATCTTCCCAGATAAAAACAATGTTGCAACAATGTCTTTATCACTTCACGGGTTCAGCCGAGGTGGTCTATATTTTTTTGTAGCGAGCCCCCAATACGGTGAACCTTTGGTTATCCTTCGGGCTATGCCTTAGGCGCTACAAAACTTGGTGGAGGATAACGGGATCGAACCGTTGACCTATTGCTTGCAAAGCAATCGCTCTCCCAACTGAGCTAATCCCCCATTATCTTTAAACACAATTTTAATATTCGAAACTTTATATATCTCTGCCAAAACCGTTTCGTCTGTAAACGCAGCCCTGTTTAAAGGAGTGTCGGGTACATACATCACACATTCTGCAGACTCGCTTCTCATATTCACATTCCTAAATGGTGACACAGGATGGATTCGAACCACCGGCTGACGGCGTATGAGACCGTCGCTCTACCACTGAGCTACTGTGCCGTATTCTGGTGCGGACTAAGGGAATCAAACCCTTGACCCCTGGGTGGAAGCCAGGTACGTTATCTCTACGCCAAGCCCGCTTTATTCTGGTGCCCCCACGAGGACTCGAACCCCGGACCTGATGATTACAAATCAACTGCTCTACCAACTGAGCTATAAGGGCAAAATGGTCGGGAAGACAGGGCTCGAACCTGCGACCTCGTGGTCCCAAACCACGCCCTCTCCCACCTGAGCTACTTCCCGTTACTAGTATATTATATATCTCATTTTTAGATATAAGTCAACATTTATTTTTGGATGCCCTCCCAGGGCTCGAACCTGGACTCTTCTGAATCAAAATCAGACGTGTTGCCA